CCATGCCGTGTTAGTTAATTAAGCTGACGCTCTAAAGTATAGAGTAAAGTATTTCTACTACCACTTCCTTCAATTAATAAAGGTAAATCCTCATTAATTGAGAAAAGATTCTTACCTAAAACCTTGTAATGTTTTAACATCAAGGGCAAAAGGTTTCTAATAGAATCTAAAGATTTCTTGTCGAAATCTTGATTGACCACTGAAAAGTGATCAAACGTAGGAAATATTGAAGGATCATAATGTACGATCCTTTGATAAATCCGATTAAAGTCCATGAGGTAACCTCTGCCACTCTTATCTTTAAGAATATTCGTACTTCGTACGATACGTTCCTCAAGACTGAGTCCTTTAGGGTTAAATCCAAGACCACCCATAAAATCGGGTACTTCAAGAAGTTTATAACAAACTTTTTGTTGTCTAGGTCTTAAAAGGGGTATTACCGATATGCCTATGTTCTTAACAAGATCCATAAAGTTATCATCGGAAGGCTGTCTCCATTTAAGTTGAGTAATAATCGAATTTTTCGTTATTACTTTGCCTGCAAACTCACCTATTTCCTTAGAGGATATAGATTTGTTTGTGGATATAGGGCATCCCAAGATATCCATTGTGGATATGTAATCGACATAAAGCTTATCGTCGAGGATGATTACATCATCTCCCAACACAAAGAACTTATCATCATGAGTAAAGTTGTTTAATGAATATAACAACATTCCATGTGTCAATGCAAAACTTGCAAAAGACGGATAAAGTCCTAATGGTTGACCTTTAGTCCAGGAAATTTTACCTTTACGGTAAAACCAAGGGCCTCTTGATATATCATGAAATAAATCAATTTGATCATGATTTAGAAAGAGAGATTTCAATAATGAGATCTGTAAGGAAAGGGGAAAGTAATCGGTTGCTCCAGATAAGTCTATGGAATGTTTAGTTCCAGGATAGGCTTGAATGGTTTTGAAACCCTTCTGTTGATTATGGGTACAATCCCAAGGAAGCTGTTTAAGCTTGCCAAAAAGATTATCTCCAAGGGGTTTCAACATCGATTGATAAATTCTCGCGGGATTAGCAACAGCACGTAGTTTAAAACCTGCTTCCTGTATAAAACTAATCCTACCAACACTATCTTCATAGTTACGGGGGTCTGTTGACACCCATTGACCATGAGAATAGTGATATTGAGGTTTAATCAATTCCATCTTTGTGGGTTTAATACCTTCAAAGACGGCATTCCATATATCTTTATATTTTCGGCGGATTTTGTCACCAAAGTGTGTTTTTAACACAAAGTTGACAGATTCAAGAAAGCACTGATCTTCAGGGTATGTTCTACCATTAGGATGAGGTGCAAACTTTTCAGCGACCGGTAAATTAAGGATATGTGATCTAGGGAGTTGGAGATACTGTCTTTTAAAGTACAGATTTCCAGCTCGTACAACACCCTCAGTAATACTTTGAGGTATTTTGATAGGTTGAGCAGTCACTCCCTCAAGAAATTTTCTTTCTTGAGTAGGTGTAACAGATCGACTATAGTAACAGGTATATGCCTGAAGAAGACAGATAACTTGAGACCATCTTTTATGATTGGTCTTAGACCATGTAACTAAACTAGAGAATATGCCGTTTTTAACGACCCATTCTTCTGGTGGTTTATTACCAGCTTTAGTTGCAATGAAGTTAACTTTCATCTTCTTCATATACTGACATGCAAATTCTTGACCAGATTTTGCAGCTATACCCACCATCTTGTTGATGATAGGTACTATCAAATACTTCGGTACTTTAAAGCTCTCAGAGTATGCAACTAACATTTGTACCTGCCCCCTTGATAAATCAATGGTGCTCATAAATGCTCCTTTCAGGATGTGTTTAAAGGTCAAATTAGCGTCATGCTAAAGAGTGGAAGTCCAGGTATGTTATTTACGGCTGAAGAAGCCCCTTTTCTGGGGTTCACGGTCCAACTGTTTGTAATAAGATAAATCGTTTAAAATTTCTAAACGGTCATTTCTTAATACTTCAAGTTGTCTTTCCAATTCTTCAACCTGTTCGGTTTTAGTTTTGAGTGAATCGTCCGCGAATTTGATACTTGATTCAAGAACTTGGATGCGGCTGTTAAGACGTTCAATTTGTATAACAAAAGATTGTCTTTCAGTGCCTACAGGTCTGTTCAAATCAATTCCCGATAGTTCGCATAATCTTTCAACAAGGATTCTACCAATGAGTAAGTTATACTCTTTGATAATCGTATCGTTACCATTTTTGATGGTTTGATTAGATTTAAGAAATCCTGAATGCATTATGATCTCAAAATTTATTGTATCAATATTTTTCTCGATATAATGGTGAACCCGTTCTAATAACATATGTCCTCC